GGGAGTGGTGTGCAAGGAAACGCTGAACATTAATCAATCGTTGTGGAATATCATCTACGATATTCATACATTTTTTAGGTCGATATTTAATCTCCTTTAAAATGTCTTTAATAGGAAGGGGCGCCTTCCAAACGTCAAACTCACTATCATAAACGAAAGGTCGTTTGAGAAAAGACAATTGTTCAAATAACTGATACTTTTCCAAATCTTTATCCTTATCAGCGCTAGTGATGGTAACACCCAATTCATCTAGAACTTCACGAATGAAATGTGCATCATAACCTTCATCAATAAGTCGTTTATTGACTGTCATGACGACATCATCACCATAAGTCAACATGCGAATATTTTTATCAAAATCAACCAAATTCGGATGATCACCATGTTGTATTTGCCAAGAAATAAAAGTAGTCCATATCAAAAAGGTATTGGAAATGGAATTAAAAACATCAGTAAATGCATTACCGGATTTATTACCCTGAGTAGACTCAAAACAGTAAGAACCCATTATGTGCAAAGAATTTTGCAAATTGTCTATAATACAGTGTCTAACAAACATATTCTCAGAATCCATACCATAGAAAGTGTCAGTGACTCTCTTAAAGAAAGTATAACATTCCTTAGGAACAGAACCATCAAAATTTTTATAATCGAATGAGTGCCCGAAAGTACTGTTGCTTCCTAAACCAGTAGCATATTGCTCCCAAACACCATCGACATCACGACCTATGCCGTGATAATATTTAAAACCGGCATTACCCTTATACCAATCAATAAAATCGCCGAAATATTTTCGGCAAAGAAAAACAAAATCTAGAGAGGATTGCTCAAAAACTCTGACCTTGCCCTGTTCACACTTTTCCTTCGCTTTAAGTTCATCCTTCAAAGTACTTATAAATGGGAAAGCAGGAATTTTCCCAACTTTCATATCTTTTTCTTTTGCTAAAATTAAATCATAGAAACTAGAATTATACTCAGGTAAAACGTGGTATTTAGCCTTTGTAGAAAATTCATACTCCAAGGGCTGCAAAACACCATCCAAAACTTTCTCAGGTAAGGAGGAGAATATTTCCTTCTTACCATTATGAAAATAGGTTGACCAGATACCTGGCGAAGTTTTCATATTCATAGGCACCATAGCACCTTTTCCATTTATTGCTTCATGTTCATTGAGCACAACTCCCTTCCTACCTTGATAATGTCGGGCAAAGTACTTTTCAAACATTAAAATATAACGTAATGCGATACCGCCAGATTTATTAGTTTCCCATTTCTGAGAATTTTTAATAAAGGGATCAACTATAAGATCATCAATTGCCATAACACGTTTAGGGGTAGGCTGATAATCACATTCTTCATCAAG